AAAAGTTTATTTACACATATGTCTGTACATAATCTTTTTATAGAGACTGACATTAAAACTTGGAGTATAGAGGATATTAATGAGAGGTTAAGGGTGTACAGTTCGTGACAATAGAAAAACAATTACTAGCACACTGTTTAAAGAACGACTTCTATCAAGAAGTAAATGACATTATAGGAAAGGAGATGTTTGCCAATGGAGTGGGTACTATATTCGATACTATTGCTTTTGCTCATGTAAAATACAATAGTGATATTACTGTAGAGGAACTTGTTAATCTTCACAGAGACAAGTTCCCTGCAATGCCAGATAGTAGTCGTGATATGATAGAAGAAGTTATTAGAGATTTAAAAAACTATACAGGCAATTCAGAGTTAGCAAAAGACTTAGTGACAAACTTTTGGAGGAGAAGCCAAGCTCATGAGATAGGTTCAAAAGCCACTGACATTTGGTTGGGTCACAATGGTGACTACGCTGGACTGCAAAGTTTGGTTGACAATTTGGTTGACAAACAGCCGACAGATGACAGTAATTTTGTAAGGGTAGATGACAATGTATCACAGTATTTAGAAAGCTGTGACAAAGGGTTTGACTTTCAGTTTCAACTACCATCATTAAAAGAAAGAATAAGTGGTGTAGGACGAGGTAATCTAGGTATTATTTTTGCTAGACCAGAGACAGGTAAGACAACTTTCTGTACATACTTAGTGTCTGAGTATATCAAACAAGGTTATAAGGTGGCGTACTTTGCAAATGAAGAACCGGGAAGAATGGTAAAGGGTAGAATATTTTGTTCCTATTTAAACAAAACAGTCAATGAGTTACGAGAGAGTGTTGACAGTGCAGACGAGGTGTACAACAACGAAATAAAACCGAAGCTGTCTTTATTAGAGGGAAGGCAGATATCTATATCAGAGATTGATAAGTTTGTTGAGGCTAATAAGCCTGACATTATCTTTGTAGATCAGTTAGACAAGGTAAGTATAAATGACACGTATGCAAGAGTGGATGAGAAACTAAGAGCTATCTATGAAACATCCAGAGCAATAGCTAAGAGAAGAAACTGCATGGTATGGGCTGTATCACAGGCCAGTTATGAAGCACATAATAGACAGGAGATAGACTTTGGCATGTTAGAAAACTCCCGTACAGGCAAAGCCGCTGAGGCTGACATTATCATAGGTATTGGTAAGAACTTTGGAGATGAAGAAGATTACATACGCCATTTGTGTGTGAGTAAAAATAAACTGACAGGATGGCATGGGGTTGTCACTTGCAGAATTGATATTAGGAAAGCGAGGTATATCCCATGATTACAGTTTTAGATGTAGAGACTACTTTTAAGGTACTACCAGATAAGAAGACGGATGCTGATCCACATACAGGAAACATGTTGGTGTCTGTAGGTTATGATTGTGAGGGCAATAAAGACTACTTGTGTTTCTACCATAAAGATAGACCACCGACTGACAATGCTAAAAGACAATTACAGGCTGTCCTTGACATGACTAAATTGTTAGTAGGTCACAACATCAAGTTTGACTTGAGGTGGTTACGAGCATGTGGATTTGTATATACAGGCAGAGTGCATGATACTATGATCTGTGAGTATCTTATAAATGGTGGTAGTAAAGTACCACTGTCTTTAAAGAAATGTTGTGAGAGATATGCCTTGTCACCAAAGAAAACTGACCTGACAGAAAAGTATTTACAGGATAAAATATCTTTCGAGAGTATACCATGGCCTATAGTACAGGAATACGGTGAAGCAGATGTACAAGTTACTAAAGAATTGTATGAGGCACAGCTTGACAATATGCCCAAGAGATTAAAAGCCACATTAGAACTGTCAAATGAGATGTGTGACTTACTAACAGATATGGAGCTTGCTGGTATACAGATTAGTAGACAGAATCTATTATCTATTAAAGAAGAGTATACAGCAGAGATTAAAAGATTAGAATCATTCTTAACTAGCGAAGTTAAACGTGTGATGGGCGACACAGAAATTAATCTGGACAGCAGTGAAGATAGATCACGAGTGATATTCTCACGAGAGGTTGTAGATAAAAAAAGATGGGCTATGATATTTAATCTTGGCTATGAAGATCGAGGAAACAGCAGACGTAAGAAGAGACCGAAAAGAATGACCTCTGCTGTCCTATCACAGAACTTAGCTAGACAGACACGATTGCTGTACAAGACTAAAATGGAATCTTGTAATAAGTGTGGTGGCTCTGGTTATTTCTATGCTATGAAGAAAGACGGCACTATAGGTAAGCAGAGAAGAATATGTAAAGCCTGTAGAGGCAAAGGTGTGGTGTACATCAGGCAGAAAGAGATAGCTGGTTTTAAGATGAATGTTAATAGTGTAGATGACATTACAGTGCATGGATTTAAAACTGATAAACATATGATTGACAAACTGGTTTCATCCGCAAATTCTCAACAAAAAATTTTCGTGGAATCTTACAGTCGCTATAATGCTATCAAAACATACTTGAAAACTTTTATAGATGGTATTGAGAGAGCAATGGATGGTAAAGATAAGATACATCCACAGTATATGCAATGTGTCACGTCAACTGGTAGACTATCTTCTAGGAATCCAAACTTTCAAAATATGCCAAGAGGTGGTACATTTCCTGTGCGTAAAGTGGTGGTGAGTAGATGGCACGGTGGTCACATTATGGAAGGTGATTACTCACAGCTTGAGTTTCGTGTGGCAGGTTTCTTAGCCAAAGATAAGAAGGTGTATGAGGACGTGGGTAATGATGTAGATGTTCACGCCTATACAGCATCCATACTAGGAGTGTCTAGACAGGATGCCAAAGCAGATACGTTCAAGCCTTTATACGGAGGGTTGATGGGTACGCCAAAGCAAGTCGAGTATTACAGGGCATTTAAAAATAAATATCAAGGTGTTACCAAGTGGCACGAAGACTTGTGCAACGAGGCTGTTACTGAACAGCAAATCACTTTGCCAAATGGACGACATTTTTCATTTGAAAATACATATAGGTTGCGTCATGGCGGTGTTACCAACTCTACTTCAATAAAAAATTATCCTGTACAAGGCTTTGCTACAGCGGATTTGCTACCTATCGCATTAGTTTATTTAAAAAACATGTTGACAATAAATAAAATGAAGACTATAATTTGCAATACAGTACATGATTCCATCGTACTTGACGTTTATCCCTCTGAGAAGGAGCTAGCGATAGACGCTTTGAAGACAGCAATGCTATCCATAAAGTCTGAATGTATACGAAGGTATAATATCGAGTATGATATGCCTATTGGAATCGAAATAAAAATTGGTAATAACTGGTTAGACATGAAAGGAGTGTTAAACATATGAACCAAACAACTATGGAGACTAAGTTGCCTGAGAAGATATCAACAGCATCTATTGAAGAGATGATGAAGATGACTGGACAGGCAGCAGACATGCCAGCAACAACAAGCAAGGGGTTGGCAAGACTATCAATAAATCACGCATCTGAGGATGAAGAAGGGAATGCTCTACCTCGTGGACATTTCTCTTTGATTACAGACGATGGTATATTCTACGGTGAGAAGGCAATGATCAGACCGTTTATGAGAACGTACTCATACTCAGTCTGGGATAATGAAGAGAGCACTTTCTCATCTATGACTGTACAGGCACCATCTTTCAACAGTGAGTTTTACGACACTGAAGGAGGATTGAAGTGTGGTCGATTAGATGCGAGAGAGCTAGAGTCTTTACCAAAGGACAGCCCTGAGTGGGTGTTACAGAAGAGTGTAAAGTGTAACCAGAATATCTATGGTGTTGTGACACTAGAGAATGCTGTAGATAAAAAGGGTAAAGCTACAGAGAAGAAAGAAATTCCCTGCGTGTGGTACGCAAAGGGTGCGAACTTCGTTCCGACAAGCGACTGTCTAAAAAGCCTGCATAAACAAAAACAACCTATGTGGTTGACTACTATCGGGCTGTCTTCTGTACGAAAAAAGAAAGGTGGGAACATCTATTTTCAAGCAGAGCTAACGCCTCGTGGGCAGATAGCTGACTGGACTGAAGGGGATGATAAGTTAATGCATGAATTTATGGAAACTGTGAAGGGTTACAATGAGTCAATCATGAAGAAACATGAAGAAGCTCGTGGTGATAAAGAGAGCTTCGACACAGTTGTAAATGAATAGTGCAATCATCCAAAAGGTACAGGGTTTTCTCAGTAAGGTCTCGAAAGAGGGCGTTGAGCTAGACCCTAAACTTGTAGACGAGTTTAAAGAGGCGTGTGTAGCTTCCATTCATAAGCAATTCAATCCTTCCTCTGATGAATGGAGGCCTCGCATGTCCTCTTTAGGCCGTCCACTTTGCCAACAGAAAATGGAAAGAGATGGTGTCGAGAAAGCCATTGAGTATAATGCTATTCTTAGATTTATATTCGGTGATATGGTCGAGGCTATCTCAATCCTGATTCTGAAATCGGCAGGTGTAAATGTAGAAGAAGAACAGCAACGAGTAAAGTTAAAACTTGGTAAGAATCAAGTGAATGGTACATTAGATATAATTATAGATGGAAAAGTGTGGGACATCAAATCAGCAAGTCCGTATGCTTTTGATCATAAGTTCGGTGAGATGGGAGGATATAAGAAAATTAAAAGTGATGATGTATTTGGTTATATCACACAAGGTTACCTGTACAGCGAATCTGTAGGTAAGGAGTTTGGTGGGTGGATAGTTATAAACAAAGCAAGTGGTGAGTGGACTGTCTGTGAAGCACCGATTGTACAGGATGAAGATAGGAAAGAGTTTCTACAACTTGCACGTAAGAATTTAAATGCTTTGGTAAATGGTGAGAAGTTCAAACGCTGTTTTTCAGATACGGCAGAGACATACAAAGATGAATACAAACAAGAGAAGAAAACAGGAAACAGATTACTGCCTAGCATCTGTGGTTTCTGTGATTTCAAAAGAAAGTGTTGGCCTGACTCTATCATGCATAAGAAAGTAGGCTCTACAGCAAAGTATCCAAAGACTGTTTGGTATAGTAAACTTACAAGAAGAGAAATATAGATGCCTTTGTATTTTCAAACTAATATAAACATGAGTGATATATTTATGAATGATAGAGTATACTTTGCCTATCCAGAATCAGAAGATCAAATAGCAGGGCCTGAGATAGTAAGAGAGGTACGAAACAATAGTAAAAGCATACCTATTTGTATTAGAAAATCTTACGTTATGGTAGATGAAAAGTACGGCAGTATGTACACTGGGTTTTGGTCGGATATGCAGTTTGAAGAGAAGATAAGATTGTTTAGAAAGGACTTAGCTGTTATGAAATCTTTATTAGATAGAGGTGCATTGGTATGTTTTTTCATAGGCAACTGGACGGATGTGTTGCATGAGATGGAGAAGAAGTCACCTAAACTTATGGGAGCTATGCGAGACGAAACATCAGAGATATTTGACATGTACCCACCGAAGGATATACGAACATTATGAGTATGAAGTCACACGGATTTAGATCGAACTTTGAGTTGACTGTAGCACAGCAACTGGTTAAGCATAAGATAAAGTATGAATATGAAAGCTGTTCTTTATCCTACATTAGAAAATGTACATACACACCCGATTTTTTTCTACAAGATTATGGTTTTTTTATAGAAGTGAAAGGGCAGTTTACAGCACCAGATAGAGGTAAGCATTTGATAATTAAGAAACAGCAACCAGAATTAGACATACGGTTTTTGTTTCTCAATGCTAATTCAAAGCTGTACAAAGGTTCTAAAACAACGTATGGTGGTTGGTGTGATAGATATGACATCAAGTGGTGCGATAAATTTTTACCAAAGGAGTGGCTAGATGTCTGATAACAGAGAAATATTTAAAGAGTTTGGAAAGGTAATACCTAAAGGTTCTTATGTGATTATCATACGAGACCAGCCTAATGGTGCTACAGATTTTATGTGTTACGATAGCACAGATAATAAAGAAGTTACAGATGGCTATACAGTCATGAGAGGAATTACAGCATCCATTTTAAATGAACCAGAATATTTATTAGAGAGAGGTCAAATTGCAATATATAGAGACACAAAAATTAGTAAGCCAGATGTGGAACAGCCATTCGTTCTTGAACAGGATGATGAAGAAGATGATAATGTTATTCAGTTCGAGTTTCAACCGGAGAAACCTGATGGCGAGTGAACCTAAAAGTATGGATGAAGCTATCAGACAGACTGTGCAGCAGAAAGAGTTTAAGAAAACAAATTTAGAGAAGCAAGCTAAGATGGCTACGAATAGACAGGTGGGTGGTAGTCACTATAAAGATTGTAAGATACAGCCTATTGATTACATCATGGAAAACAACTTGACTTTTTGTGAAGGTAATGCTTTAAAGTATATTACTAGGCATAGGAGAAAAGGTGATGGTGCAAAAGATATACACAAAGCAATACACTATTTAGAAATGATTTTGGAGATGGAATATGGCGAAGAGTAATTTTTTACCAACAGAGTATCAGTCGTTTATACACATGTCACGATACTCAAGATGGAAACCTGAAGAGGGTAGAAGGGAGACGTGGTCTGAGACTGTACAAAGATTGATTAATTTCTTTGCAGATCATGTGGACAGGAACATAGGTGTGAAGTTTGAGAATAGCACATGGGATAGAATAGAGAATGCTATACTCACAACATCTGTCATGCCTTCTATGAGAGCATTGATGACTGCTGGTGAGGCACTGCGTAGAGAAAACATAGCTGGATATAACTGTTCGTATATACCTGTGGACAGCCCTCGTTCTTTCGATGAAGTCCTGTACATACTAATGAATGGCACAGGTGTAGGTTTCTCTGTTGAAAGACAGTACGTAGATAAGTTACCTACCATACCAGATAGAGAGTTTGAACATACAGAAGATGTTATATCAGTGGCTGATTCCAAAGAAGGATGGGCTAGAGCATTTAGAGATTTGATATCTTACCTGTACACAAATAGAATACCAAAGATAAATGTAACCAAGGTAAGACCTACCGGACAGCGATTGAAAACATTTGGTGGTAGAGCCAGTGGCCCACAACCGTTAGTAAACTTGTTTGACTTTACTATAGAAAAGTTTAGAAGTGCCAAGGGCAGAAAGTTAAATGCCATGGAGTGTCATGATATTGTTTGTAAGACGGGAGAGGTTGTAGTTGTTGGTGGTGTTCGTAGATCAGCTCTCATATCTCTATCTAATTTATCAGACCAGAGATTACGAATGGCTAAGTCTGGTGCATGGTGGGATACCAATCCGGAGAGAGCACTTGCTAACAACTCTGTAGCCTACACAGAAAAACCTGACGCTGGTATTTTTATGAAAGAGTGGCTGTCTTTGTATGAAAGTAAATCTGGTGAGAGAGGTATCTTTAACAGAGTGTCTGCACAGGAAAAGGCAGGACAGAATGGTAGACGTAGAGCAGATTATGATTTTGGTACGAACCCTTGTTCAGAGATCATACTCAGACCTAATCAGTTCTGTAACCTGACGGAGGTAGTTTGCAGACCTACAGACAGCATGGCTACGTTGTTAGATAAGGTAGAACATGCTACTATACTTGGTACTATACAGGCAACACTTACAAACTTTGGTTACTTGCGTAAGAGATGGCAGGATAATACAGAAGAAGAGAGACTGCTTGGTGTGTCACTCACAGGTATTATGGATAGTCCTCTATTAAATAAGAATGATTCTAAACTAGCAGATAGACTGAACAAGCTGAGAGAGAAGGCTGTCGCTGTAAACAAAGAGTGGTCAAGCACACTTGGTATACCACAGTCTACAGCAATCACCTGTGTAAAACCTTCCGGTACAGTCAGTCAGTTAGTAGATAGTGCTAGTGGTATACACGCTAGACACAATCCTTATTATATAAGAACAGTAAGAGGAGATAACAAAGACCCACTTACAGAGTTTATGAAGTCACAAGGCATACCGAATGAGCCTGACGTGATGAAACCTGAACATACTACGGTGTTTGCGTTTCCTATGAAGACAGCAAAAGATGCTGTGTTTAGAACTAGCATGTCTGCAATAGAACAGTTAGAGATGTGGAAAACCTACGCTGTCCATTGGTGTGAACACAAACCGTCTGTAACTATATCAGTCAAAGAACAGGAATGGGTAAACGTAGGTAACTGGTGTTGGGATAACTTTGATTACTTATCAGGCGTGTCCTTCTTACCATTCTCAGATCACACGTATAAACAAGCACCGTATCAAGATATTGATGAGGAGCAGTATAAGAAATTACACAGTGAGATGCCTAAGAACATAGACTGGGGTAAGTTACAAGACTTTGAAAAAGAAGATAACACGAAAGGGACACAGGAACTAGCCTGTACAGCTGGTGTCTGTGAGTTGGTGGACATATGATGAGTAAAGACGCACTGTTACAACTGATGGTCATCACCATGGAAGAATGTGGTGAGTTAGTGCAAGCATGTAGTAAGGCTATCAGGAAAGATAACCATAGAGAAAATCAATTGCTTAAAGAAGAGATAGGGGATGTTTACGCTATGTTACAACTGTTGGTGAAGTTCGACATTGTCAGTTGGGAAGAGCTCGATGAGAGAGTGAAGGTGAAAAACAAGAAACTATCGAAGTGGAGTGAATTGATAGATGAAGAAGAAATCTAAAGAAGCGTTGCTGTTCAGATTCTCTGTGTTGTTGAATGCAGAGGGCAGGATAGTCATAGAAGAAGATAACATAGACCCTGAACTATTTGAAGAGGCTATGGATGATTGGAATCCAGACTACCCAAATACAGCAATGATTGTTGCCATGATTAAAATGCTCACGGCAGCAGCCATTGAATTACAAAGAGATATTAATAAGACTATACACTAGGTGTATCGTACTTTACGAACCCCACCACCTCTAGCATAGTTTTTTACATATCCACCACCGTACATCTTATCGTCAGACTTGACCTTTACTTCAACTGGTCGCTGTACAGCAGGTTTCATTGCCATTGCATCTGTCATGGGTGTAGGTACTCTAGCACTCATGTCTGATCTGCCCATGTTTTTGTTTTCTTCTTTCATTGTTTCTCCTTTTTTTTATGGTGTGAATGGTTGAGACTGTGCTTGATATTCTGCAAACGCTGCTTCAAATATATCTTGCATAGTTAAATCTTTATTTATTCCGGGCCCTTGCTTTAGTTTTTCTACAAATCTTTTTCCTATATCTTGTATGTATTTATTTCTGTTGTATAGTATGTAATTATTTTCTACCATTGCATCACTTCTAAAAGTTAATTTTTGATCCTCTATAGGTTCTGCAGGAAATAAAAACTCTGGTCTTTTTTGAGGGTTCATTTCAAACAGAACATTTAACATTCGTCTGTAAGGGTCTTGTGCTGCAAGATACTCTCTGTTACCTTCCTCTAATTCTGATAATCCTCTTACTATATCTGCGTAAAATGCTTCTAAATATTTAGGACTTACTTCTGCAGAAAACTTTGTTTCTCCTGTTGCTAACATTTTAGCTAAAGGCCCTGATAATTCTGCATCAGAATTTAATAAAGCATACGCAATATCTAAATTTTGTCCATTAGCAAAAGCTAATAAACCTTCACTTAATGCGTAATGGTAAGATGCTCTATTAGATGCTATAGCCCACAGTCTTGATTGTAACATAGGAATGCTTAATGTAACTCCTCTAGCAAACTTACCACTTTTAATTGATTTAGTAGCTACTTCATCAGCGTCTATAAAAGATGCTAATTTAACTATTAATTTAAAATGTTCTAATGTTGCTGCATCTTCACCAAAATATTCTTCTAATGTTTTACCGTACTCTTCTAAGTCGTCTACCATACCCATTCCGTCTAATTCTTTTTGAGGAGCTATAAACATTTCTTGTTCATCTCTAGAATTTCTAGGTTTTACTTTTGTTTTTTTAATTTCTTTTAATTTTACTCCGTTTTTTAAAGAAAATTCTTTTGCTTTCTGTTGGTCGGTAGTGTTTTCATATACTATTTTTCCTTTAGCAGTTCCAATAGTTCTTCTTTGTATCAATGCTTTTATTAACATTCTTTTTACTGTTTTATCCCAAGTCGCTTGATTCATGCCTCCTCTTATGGCTGCTTCTCTAGCGTCCATCATGGCTTTTTTATTAGTCATTGCATATTGAAAAAAGTTTTCAGCATCTGATAAATTTTGAAACTGTCCTGATCTAGTTTCTAAAGCTCGTATAACTGTATTTTGTTGCTGTTTAAATTCAGCAGCTCTTGCAAATCTACCATCAATTATTTTTTGTGATAATATCATAGTCTCATTCCAAGCCTCAGCTATTTTTTCATTACCATTTACCCATTCATTTAATTGATCTATATGTCTGTGCCTACCTATTCTCATTTGACCATTCGTTGCTTTTTCAAATTGACTTAACAATCTTAAAAACTTTTTATTTTCTCTAGAACCTATTTCTCCGGGCATGTCTCCTATTTCTACTTCTTTACCTATTCTTTTCCATGCTTCAATGTCAGTATTTTTAGTAGACAATATGGTGTTGTTTATTTTTGTCCCTCCTTGAGCCACAGCTTCATCTAACATTCCTGCCACTTTAGCAGCTGCCCATTTTTCATAATTGTCTAAAAACGCTTTATACCCGGGGTGTCCTACAGAACCATTTACAATAGATTCATAAACTGTTTCTCTTATTCCTGCTTCTGTTGTAACTTCAGACCCTTGCCCAAACATTATTCTTAATTCTTTTTCCATATCTTCTGGATTTATATTTTCAAATATCCAATCAAATAATTTTTCTTGTTTTTCAGCAGCTGTAAACTTAATTGCATCTTTAGGAGTTTTGACTTTTAAACCTGTTACTAAATCTGTATCACTAAAACTGGCTAAGTCTTCT